TCCCCCGCCGATATGGACTTTGCCGAGTTGAAGGCGGCCGCGGCACGCGACATTGCCTTGGCTTTTGGGGTGCCGCCAATGCTGCTTGGCCTGCCTGGTGATGCAACTTACGCCAATTACCGCGAAGCCAATCGCGCACTGTGGCGCCTGACGCTGCTGCCATTGGCCAACAAGCTGCTTTCCGCGCTGGGCGAAGGCCTGCAAACCTGGTTCCCTGACCAGCACCTCGCCATCGACCTCGATCGAATTCCGGCGCTTGCCGAGGACCGCGAGCGGCTGTGGACACAAATCGGCACCGCCAGCTTCCTCAGCAACGAAGAGAAGCGCGCCATGCTGGGGCTGGCACCAAACGAGGTAAGGAACAAATCATGAACCGCGACGAAATGGTTGCCCGACTGGTCGCCCAGGCCGAAGATCAGGGCGCTGAACTGGTGACGCTGCGCGCGATTATCGAGGAAGCCAGCGAGCTCGGCGCCGAACGGGTGCTGAGCAGAATGGGGCTCGACGATCCGTCGGCCCACTCCGATCTCAGCGAGCTGCGTCAGCTGCTGCAAGCCTGGCGTGATGCCAAGTCAAGCGCGTGGAAAGCTACCGTCACCTGGCTGGTACGTGGCGCGCTGGCGCTGCTCCTGCTCGGTATCGTGATCCGCACCGGCGCGACGGGACTGCTGAAATGAAGTTCGCCGGATATGCCGCCCTGTTCGGCAAGCGCGATGCCGGTCGCGACATGATCAAGCATGGCGCTTTTGCCCGCACCCTGGCCGAACAGACCGGCCCGTTACCGCTGTTTTGGCAGCATCGCCCTGACCAGCGGATCGGGTGGGTCGAAACCCTGGCCGAAGACAGCCGTGGATTGCGTGTGATCGCCACGATCGACAACCCTGCCGGCGGCGCGGCTGCGGCGCTGAAGCGGGGGGCGGTGACCGGCCTCTCGTTCGGCTATCGCGCACGCCGGTTCACCCGCGACGCTGCCGGCCGCGATCTGACCGACATCGACCTGTTCGAGGTCAGCCTGGTGACGCATCCCATGCAGCACGGCGCGCGCGTGCACCTCGTCGCATAGTCCGATCTGCTTCACCTCTCCCTCCCCGCACCCTCCCCTCCCCACGCCCGGGGTTCTCTAGATGAAAGGTACGTGCCCATGGACAATCAAACCCCTTCCGAACCGCTGGACGCCTCGTTCGATCTCGTTGCGCGGCAGGATGCTGCCGAACAGGCGCTGAGCGCACTGCGCGGCGATGTCGACGAAGTGAAGTCGCGGCTTGAGAAGGTCAGCCGTGCCGCTGCACGTCCCGCGCTGGGCACCGGCCCGTCGGCCAGTCCGGAGCTCAAGGGCTTTGTCGATGGCTACCTGCGCTTTGGCCGCGACAGCGAACTCAAATCGATCAGCGGCGCAGTAGCGGCTGACGGTGGCTTCGCGGTCCCGCGCGAGATCGACGCACTGATCGCCGCGCAGCTCAAGCAGATCAGCCCGATCAGGTCGATTGCGCAGGTCGTTCAGACCGGTACGGCCGGTTATCGCAAGCTTGTATCGTCAGGCACCACGACCAATTCCGGCTGGGTCAGCGAAGTGGCCGCCCGGCCCGAAACCGGCACCCCCAAGTTCAACGAAATCGCCCCGCCGATGGGCGAGCTCTATGCCAACCCCGCGGCCAGCCAGGCGATGCTGGACGACGCTCAGTTCGCGCTTGAGGAATGGCTGGCCAATGAAATTGCGGTCGAATTCGCCCGCGCTGAAGGGGCGGCCTTCGTCAATGGGACCGGCACCAACCAGCCCCGCGGCTTTCTGCAGGCGCCAACCGCGCTGACCGCCGACGCAACCCGCCCGTTCGGGACGCTTCAACATGTCGTCACCGGCAACGCCGCAGCGTTTGACACCGCGCCGGAACTGAAGTTGATCGATCTGGTGCATTCCCTCAAGGCCGGCCACCGTCAGGGTGCGGTTTTTGTAATGAATTCAAAGACGCTGGCCGCAGTGCGCAAGTTCAAGGCGGCGGATGGTTCGTTCATTTGGCAGCCGGGCCTCACGGATGGAGCGCCCGTTCGCCTGCTGGGTTACCCGGTAATCGAAGCGGAAGACATGCCTGACGTTGCCGCCAACGCCGTGCCGATTGCATTCGGCAATTTCCGCAACGGTTATCTGATCGCTGAACGCCGCGAGACGACGATCCTGCGCGATCCCTTTACCAACAAGCCGTTCGTGAATTTCTACGCGACCAAACGGGTTGGCGGGCAGGTGCTCGACAGCGATGCGATCAAGCTGCTCAAGGTCTCGGTCTGAGGCATTGCGGTGGGGCCGGGCTTCCCGGCCCCTGATCTTTCTTCCCCAAAAATCCGGAGGCCGCCATGAAGCGGGCTATCGTGACGCCAGCGGCGCTTGCGCCCGCGGCGCTATCCGAGCTGAAGGAATGGCTCGGCATCGTCACCACGGGCGATGATCCGCAGCTTGGCGCCTTGCTGCGCGCCGCGCTGGACCTGTGCGAGGACTTCACCGGCATCATGCCGCTGGAGCAGACCTGCGAGGAAATCCTGCCGGTCGCCACCACCTGGCTGGAGCTGACGGCACGCCCCGTCCAGGCAATCCTCACGGTGGACGGAATTCCTGCCGAGGGGGCCCGTTTCACCCTTCCGGTATCCGCCTATGCGATCGAGCTTGAGGCTAACGGAGGCGGGCGGGTGCGTGTATTCATCCCCGGAATAGCCGGACGGATCGCGGTACGCTTCCGCGCCGGGCTGGCAACGGACTGGCCCGCCCTGCCCGATGGGCTGCGGCACGGCATCCTGCGGCTGGCCGCGAACCAGTATCGCCAGCGCGAGGGAGACGGACCGGCCCAGCTGCCGCCCGCCGCAGTCGCTGCGCTGTGGCGACCATGGCGGCGATTGCGTCTGGCATGAGCCTTTCAGGCTTCGACGCCCTTGCCGCGCGCCTGACACGGCACGCCCAGCTGCTGGCGAAGGCAGCCGCACAGCGGCGCCGTAATCCGATCGTCAGTTGGCGCAATGCCCACCTGATCTGGCCGCTGTTCCCGCCCCGCAATATCGGAGACTGAGCGATGGAAATCGCCTTGCGTACTGCCCTCATCGCCTGGCTCAAAGCAGATGCGACCTTATCCGCCCAACTCAATGCGGTGGTTGAAGAAGCACCGACGCGTACCGCCTTGCCGTGGCTGGCAATCGCCGCTTCCGCCAGCACTGACTGGAGCGTCAAGGAGCGGCGGGGCCGCGAAGTGCGTGTCGCGTTTGAACTGCACTGCCGTGCCGAAAAGCCGGACGGCGCCGCGGCGCTGATTGCCGCGATCGAAGCCCGGATCACAGCGATACCTGGCGCGCAGTCCGGCTTTCAGATCGTCACCTGCCAGTTTCTGCGCGCCCGCGCAGAGCAGCGCAGCTCGAACACCCGCGCGGTGCTGTTGGAATACCGTTTCCGATTGCTTTCCGACTGAGACCGCGAGGCTTCCCCGGATCCCCCCTTTTCAAAGGATTTGCCCATGACCGCCCAAAAAGGCAGCGCCTTCCTCCTCAAGATTTCAAACGGCGCCAGCCCGGCCGTGTACCAGACTGTCGCCGGCCTGCGCACCACCCAGATGTCAATCGCCGGGGATCCCGTGGTGATCACCTCAAAAGAGAGCGGTGGCTGGCGCGAGATGCTCTCCGGCGCAGGCGTACGTTCCGTTTCCGTCAGCGCCGCGGGAATATTTTTGGGCAGCGCGGCCGAAGCGCAGGTGCGGGCCAATGCCATGAATGGCACATTGGATGACTACGAGTTGAGCTTTGAGGATGGGGAAAAGCTGCGCGGCCGGTTCCTGGTCCAGAAGCTGGACTACTCCGGCGATTTCAATGGCGAGCGCAATTATACGCTGCAGCTCGAAAGCTCCGGCGTGGTTGCAGCCGTATGACCGGCACCGCCAACCCGCTGCGCGGCGAAGCGAGCCTCCCCCTCGCTGGTTCGCCGCGCCTGCTCCGCCCCAGTTTCTCCGCGCTGGTCGCGGCGGAGGAAGAGCTGGGCCCACTCTTCGCGCTGGTTGAGCGCGCTGGGGCGGGGCAGTTGAAACTGGCCGAAATGGCCACCCTGTTCTGGCATTGCCTGTGCGAACGCGACGGACTGAGCCGCGAGGCGGTGGGTGAAGCCGTGATTGGCATCGGGCTTGCAGAGGCAAGCAAGCCGTTGCGCGTCCTGCTGGCGCAGATCCTGCAGGGCCGGACGGAATCCCCCAGGTCGTGACCGAGCGGTTCGGCCCTGGCGCCCTGCGCCTCGCCGGGCTCGCCGGGCAATGGTTGCAATGGCGCCCTGCTGATTTCTGGGCAGCCACCCCGGCTGAACTGGCTGCAACGATGCAGCCTGCCATTCCCGCCACGTCCGATGCAGCGATGAGCCGCAGCGAGCTTAACCGTTTGATGGAGCATGATCATGGCTGACCCGATCGAAAGTCTGTTGATCGATGTCCGCGCTAACACGCAGGGCTTTGCAGCAGACATAGCGGCCATGCGCAGCACTTTTGATACCAACCTGCTAGGCGGATTCGAGCAGGCCGGATCAGTGCTGGAACGCGGCCTGCTCTCGGCCATTCGCAAGGGCAGCCTCGGTTTCGACGACCTGCGACGTGTCGCGCTGAGTGTGATCGACCAGATCGCCGGGCAGGCGCTCAACAACCTGTTCGGGGCGATCGGGATCGGCGGTGGCGGGGGCGCGCTGGGCTCAGCGCTCAACCTTGGCGGCCTGTTCGGCGCCATCCTCGGTTTGCCGGGCCGGGCCACCGGAGGGCCAGTCGCACCGGGGCGGGGTTATGTTGTGGGTGAGCGCGGGCCGGAACTGTTTGTGCCAACCAGCGCCGGACGAATCGAACCAGAACGGGGCGGTCCTGGCCGCGAAGTCAAGGTCAGTATCACCATCGCCGCGCCGGCTGGAACGTCCGCACCGCAGGCGCTGCAACGGTCAAGCCGGCAGGTCGCCAGCGCCGTGCGCCGCGCCTTGAACGAATTCTGATCCGAAGGGACGATCAATGGCTTTCTGGCTGGCAGACAAGCACGAAGGGCAGGACAGCGATTGGATCCAGCGGTTTGATCCGCGGTTCTGGACAGTCAATTTTCCGCGTCCGATGATGGCTGCACTGACCTGCACAGCCCCGGACGCGCTTCGGATCGACGTGGTGTTCCTGCGTCAAGGAGACCTGGCCGGAGTGATCTGGGATAGTACGGATCGGCTGGATCATCCCTTGCTGGCCTATGCCACCAACCGCAGTTACGCCCACACCCGGCTGAAGTTTCGCTGGCGTTCCGGCGGCATCATCGCACTCGACGGCGTCAACGGTCCTACGCTGACGCTCGAAGGACGCGACCATACCGGCACACCACGCGTATGGTATGTCAGACTATGGAACTATGCCCAAGGCACCCCCGAAGACGCAATCATCTCGCTGGACTTTTCTAACCTCGCCGGCGGGTTTCTCCTACCGGGCGAAGCCGATCCGGTGGACCCTGGCGACATCGACCGAATGTTTGTTTCCTTGGTTCCGCCGGCCTATGCAAGCGGAAGCACGACGCCTTTGCCAGCTGCAGTCGAAGGGTGGGCCGAACTCTCCGAGATCAGCTGCGAAGGTGAGCATGCAATGCTGGTTCTGGGCGATGTTATCGTCCCGCCGCACGGTCAGGCGATCGCCACCGCATATGACGACGCCTGCAACCAGACGCCGGATCGTCTGATCCGCAACGCCCGCCAGCTCGGGTATCGGGGCAGCTTGCTGCACTACGCCGGGATGAGCCACTTCATGCAGCTGGCAGCCCAACCCGCCGGCTATATTATTTCGTTTAGCGGTGAACGGATCTGCACACCGGCGAAGGTTTGGCACCGAGCATTCTTTTCGGCGGCCCATGCCGCAGGATTTTCGCCGATCCTGTCGTTGTCTTACGAACTGCTGGCCCAGCACTGCCCCCTGGGATGGCAGCAGAAGGCCGCTAACGGTGATCCGGCACGGACCGGTTGGGAACCGCCTTCAGCGCTGCTGACCCCGGCCAAGAATGGCGCCATGGCGTGGCTGCGAGACGTTGCAAGCGGGTTCGTTGCCCTGATGAAAGATGCCGGCGTGCCAATCCGCTTTCAGATCGGCGAGCCGTGGTGGTGGGTGACCACCGCTGGGCACCCCTGCATCTATGACGAGGCGGCAAAATTGGCATTCGGCGGCAGCCCGCCCATAATCCCTGATCTCAAGGAGCCACTCAACCCGGCGCAGCAGGCACTGCTCGATCAGGCAGGCGCCCTGCTCGCTAGCACGACGCTCGCCTTGCGAGACACGGTTCGGGCGACGGCTGCACCCGAACCAGCCGAAGTTTTGCTGCTGACATTTTTACCGGGGGTGCTTGATCCCGATATGCCTGACGTGCGGCGCGCCAATTTGCCGGTCGCCTGGACCTACCCCGCGTTCGACCGGCTGCAGGTGGAGGACTACGACTGGTTGACCAGCGGTGCAGATGTCTTTCGGCACAACGCCTACGCCGAGATCGCGACGCATCTCGGCTATCCTCAGGCGGAAACCGACTACCTTGCCGGCTTTGTGCTTGATCCCGTCGATCGTGACCAATGGCGGGCCATAGATGCAGCATTGGATGAGGCCCATGCCCGATCATCGCATGAGCGGATTGTCTGGGCTCTGCCGCAGGTTTGCCGCGATGGTTACGTTCGCTTGGATGATTCAGCACAAGAGGAAGATATGTTGCCGTTTGACGACTTACCTTATCCACTCGCTCTTGGCCGCGACACAACCGTCATGCCGGAATTCTCGACCAGCGTGGCCACCATGGCCTCGGGCTTTGAACGGCGGAACAGCTTGTGGTCCGATGCCCGGCTCCGCTTCGACGTTGGCCCGGGTATTCGATCGGAAGAAGAACTCGGCGTATTGCTGGCTTTCTTTCGTGCGAGGCGCGGCGCAGCGCGTGGATTTAGACTGGGCGATCCGACTGACTTCAGTTCATGCGCCATGACCGGAATCCCTACCCCGACCGACCAGTTGCTGGGCATTGCCGACGGCCAGCGCTCCACATTCGCTTTGATCAAACGCTATGGCGAAAGCGGCGCTGAACAAATCCGCAGGATCACCCGCCCTCGCGCCGGATCAGTGCAGATCAGCGTCAATGGCGTCACGACTACCAACTTTGTCCTCGAACCAGGAGGAATCGTGCGATTCCCCATTCCGCCCTCGGCGGGCCACGAAGTGCGGGCCGGATACCTGTTTGACGTGCCGGTCCGGTTTGCCGACGACCGGCTGGAAGTTGCCGGCGCGGTCTTTGCAGCCGGCGAGGTTCCCAGTGTTCCAGTGATCGAAATTCGCGAGCGTGAGGCATGAGCCGGATCTGGTTCAGTACCGAGTTGGAAACCATCGCTAGCTATTGGCGTGTGCTCCGCCGTGATGGAGTGACACTTGGTTTTACCACGCATGATCGCGATCTGTGGTTTGACGGCGTTCTGCATCGCGCCGCGCCGGGCATGGTGCCGTCGGCAATTCGCCGCTCCAGCGATTTCGAACCCGACAGTGCAGAAGTGCACGGTGCGCTCAGTCATGAATCAATAGCCGCAAGCGATCTGGCGCTCGGCCGCTTTGACGGGGCGAGGGTGCTGATTGGATTGGTCGATTGGGAAAGTCTGGAGCGGCACGTAATTTACCGCGGAGCGATAGGTGCGGTGACAGAAGAAGCGAGTAGCTTCACCGCCGAGCTAACCAGCCGTAAGGCAGAGCTTGCCTGCGACCCTGTCCCTCGTACCAGCCCAAGCTGCCGCGCCGTCTTTTGCGGGCCAGGCTGCACCCTCTCGCCCGCGCGCTTTACCCATTTTGCCACGGTGAGCAGTTTTGATGCTGTCAATAATTGCGTTGCCGTGTCCGTACCGATAGCCGGTTTAGGCGGCGGAACGTTGCGCTGGCTCGATGGGCCTTACGCCGGGATCATCATGCAAATTACTGACGTCGGCCCGTCCGGCCTAGCGCTAGACTTTCCGCTCGACAAGACGCCCCCGCCGGGCACCGCGGTAATCCTGCGCGAAGGGTGCGATCACACGTTCTCGACCTGCGTAACCCGCTTTGGCAACACCGTGAATTTCCAGGGTGAGCCGCATCTACCTGGTAACGATCTGCTGACACGCTACCCCTCGCCGATGGCATGACCGGCACAGAATTGGCTGTTGCGGCTGAAACCTTGGTCGGAACACCCTATCGCTTCCATGGCCGCAATGCTGCCTCGGGCCTTGATTGCGTGGGGTTGCTGGCGGCGGCGATGGCGAAAACCGGGCGGTCGATAACGCTGCCTACAGGTTATGGCCTGCGCCTTGCCGATCTTTCCACCTGGCTTCCGGACGTCGCCCAATGCGGGTTCGCCGATGCCCAGCCGCCACTCCTACCCGGCGACGTCGCCTTGTTTGTGCCGGGACCGGGGCAGTTCCACCTTGCCATTGCCGCGAACGGCGGCGGCTGGATCCACGCCCACGCCGGGCTCCGCCGGGTGGTTCGCGATCCACAGCCGGCCGGAGCTATCCTGCGCTGCTGGCGTCCTCTCCCCGCATTCTGAAAGTAATTTCATGGCAACCCTTATTCTTGGCGCGATCGGAACGCTGGTTGGCGGGCCGATTGGCGGTTCGATTGGTGCTTTGATCGGCCGATCGGTGGATGGTCGCATTTTCGGTAATGGCCGACGCGAGGGACCGCGGCTGAACGAGCTCAGCCTGACAACCTCAAGCTATGGCGCGCCGATTCCCCGCCATTTCGGACGGATGCGCGTAGCAGGCCAGATCATCTGGGCGACGCAGCTTGCCGAACACCGTGACAAGCAAGGTGGCGGCAAGGGCAGCCCGACCGTGACCAGCTATTCCTACACCGCCAGTTTTGCCGTCGCCTTGTCAAGCCGCCCGATCGCGGCAGTTGGCCGAGTATGGGCTGATGGCAAGCTGCTCCGTGGCGAAGCGGGCGACCTCAAGACGGGCGGGATCTTCCGCTTTCATTCGGGTCAGGCGGATCAATCCGTCGACCCGTTGATCGCGGCGACAGAAGCCGGCGGGCGCTGCCCGGCATATCGCGGCCTCGCCTATGCCGTATTCGAAGACCTTCAGTTGGGTGATTTTGGAAATCGCCTGCCATCGTTGTCATTCGAAATATTTGCCGATGAACCCAGTCTGACCGTGGGCGATCTGCTGGACGGCGTCGTGGACAACTTCGCCGCAGAAATGCCGCTACCTGGTGTCCGCGGCCTCTCCATCGAGGGACCTTTGGTCGAAACGTTGGCATCGCTCGATCCGTTCTACCCGATCAATTGCGATGCCTGCGATGACGAACTGGTGCTAACAGCCAGCCATAATGTCGTCCTGCCGGTGACCTTAGGCGAACCCGCGACCTCCTCAGCCCAAGACGATTTCGGCAGCCAGGTCGGATTCGTTCGCAAACGCGCCGGGCAGGACAGCGCGCCAATAGCGGTGTTACGCTACTATGACCTTGATCGCGACTATCAACCGGGTGCGCAGCGTGCCCCGGGACGTCCGTCACCAGGCCAGCCCCGCGCCGTCGATCTGCCAGCGACGCTCGATGCCGCGGCTGCGCGCCAGGCGATCCACCGGGCCAGCAATCGCGCCAGCTGGAACCGTCAGACGATGTCCTGGCGCGTGGCAGAACTTGATCCCCAGGTGCGGCCCGGCGCGACAGTATCTTTGCCCGGCCATGCCGGCCTGTGGTGTGTGGCGGAATGGGAATGGCGCGAGTCGGGTATAGAACTCACGCTAACGCGATTGCCGCCCGTTGCCGTGCCGACTACACCAGCGGCGGATTCCGGTCGCATCGTCCCCCCGCCAGACGAGGATCTGGCCGCCACGGTTCTGATGACCTGCGAGCTGCCGTGGGACGGCATCAGCGCCAAATCCGTACCCTTGATTATGGCAATGCCTTCTGCCGCAACCTCATCGTGGTCTGGGGCCAGCCTTTACGTTGATCGGGGGGATGCTGTTCTTCAACCGCTGGGACCAACCGGACGAACCCGCGCCATCATCGGGACCGCACTTTCGCAGCTTGCCCCGGCCTCACCCTTGCTGTTTGATCGCACAGGGTCGGTTGAGATCATGCTGGCCGGTGCCGACCTCTCACTGGTCGATGCGACGATGCGGCAGCTTGCAATGGGCGCGAACCGGGCACTCGTCGGTCAGGAAATCATTCAATTCGCTACCGCGCAGCCTATGGGCGAGGGCCGCTGGAAATTGTCCGGTCTGTGGCGCGGGCGTGGTGGAACCGAAGACGCCATTGCGACCCACATGATCGGTGAAGCCTTCATCCTGCTGGATGGCACAGGCATCAAACTTGATACTGAAGCGATTGGCAATGTGCCTGACACAGCTATCGTGGCAATAGGATTGGCCGATACGGATCCGGTTCGCGCACCCATTCTGCTGAGAGGTATCGCCCTGCGTCCGCTCGGTCCGGTCCATGCTCAGTGGACGGTTTTGACCGACGGTTCCCATCAATTGCGCTGGGTCCGCCGCGCGCGCGGGGCTTGGCTGTGGTCGGATAGTGTAGACGTACCACTCACCGAACAGGTTGAAGTCTACGAGGTGTCCTTCGTGGCCGGTGGGCAAGTGGCGGCGCAATGGGAAACTACCACAACTGCGCTGACGATTACTGCCAACGAGATCGCCGGTCTGCGCACAACCTTTCCAACCGGACATTTCGCGATCCGCCAACGCGGCGATCATGCACTGTCGCGCCCGCTGCATATCGATCTGCCCGCCCCGTGA